TTATTGATGAGCACGGAGTTCCAGTTTTCACTACTCCTGATATCGACGTGTTCGCCCCAGACGGTGAATTAATAGATGTAGGTGTAATAGATAACTGGCAAAACGAAGTAGATGGTTTAAAAGACGATCAAGATGCTTTAAATGAGTTTTACCGTCAGTTTCCAAGAACTACAGAACACGCGTTTAGAGATGAGACCAAAAACAGTATATTTAACTTAGTAAAAATATATGAGCAGATAGATTACAATGAAGAACTATCTAGAACGCTGGGAGTAACTAAAGGTAATTTTCAATGGGTTAACGGTATAAAAGATTCACAAGTAATATTTTATCCAGATCCAAAAGGTAGGTTTAAAGTAAGTTGGGTACCACCGTCACAAATACAAAACAGAGTAATACTTAAAAATGGTATTAAATATCCTGGTAACGAGCATATGGGTGCTTTTGGTTGTGATAGTTATGATATATCAGGGACAGTAGATGGTGAAGGCTCTAAAGGAGCTTTACACGGTTTAACTAGGTTCAGCATGGAAGATGCTCCAGCAAACTGTTTCTTTTTAGAATACTTATCAAGACCACCAACAGCCGAGATCTTCTTTGAGGACGTTCTAATGGCTTTAGTATTTTACGGGATGCCTATACTAGCAGAGAACAATAAACCTCGTCTCTTGTACTACTTGAGGCGTAGAGGATATAGAGGGTTTAGTATGAATAGACCTGATAAGATATGGAACAAATTATCTGTAGCAGAAAAAGAAGTAGGTGGCATACCTAACTCTAGCGAGGATATAAAACAAGCGCATGCCGCGGCGATTGAGATGTATATACAAGATCATGTAGGTATGAAGCAAGATGGAACGTTTGGAGACTTATATTTTAACGAGCTTTTAAACGATTGGAGTAGGTTTGATATAAACAAAAGAACAAAGCATGATGCGTCTATAAGTTCTGGTTTAGCTATAATGGCAAACAATAGACATTTATACGCGCCAAATGCAAAGGTTGAAAAACCACAACTAAATATAAACATTTCTAAGTATAGTAATACTGGAAGCAATTCACAAATAATCAAATAATAAATATGGCAGAGTCTGGCATTAGAAGTTATTTCCCGAGTCAAACAGTTAGCGATGCTGAGAAGCTAAGCTATGACTATGGTTTGAAAGTAGGTAAAGCAATAGAACAAGAGTGGTTCAACATGGATAGAGGTTCTAATAGGTATAGAGCTAATCAAAATAATTTTCACAATCTAAGATTGTACGCTAGAGGTGAACAATCAGTTCAAAAATACAAAGATGAATTGTCTATTAATGGTGATTTGTCTTACCTTAACTTAGACTGGAAGCCAGTACCTATTATATCTAAGTTTGTAGACATAGTGGTTAATGGTATAGCTGAAAGAACCTATGATGTAAAAGCTTACTCTCAAGATATATTTGGTGTTGAAAAGAGAACTGAGTATATGGAGTCTATAATAAGGGACATGCAAAGTAAAGAGTTTAACGATGCGGCACAGGAAAACTTTAACATGAACTTGTATGAAAACGATAAAAAAGCACTTCCAGAAACTACAGAGGAATTAGAAATACACATGCAGCTTAATTACAAGCAAGCTGTTGAACTTGCCGAAGAGCAAGCTTTAAAAGTTTTATTTGAAGGAAATAATTATGAACTAATAAAGAAACAGTTTTATTACGACTTAACAGTTTTAGGTATAGGTGCTACAAAAACATCTTTTAATACTTCGGAAGGAGTTACAGTAGATTATGTTGATCCAGCTAATCTAGTTTACTCTTATACTGATTCACCTTATTTTGAAGATGTGTATTATGTAGGCGAAGTAAAAACAATACCAGCAAACGAGTTAGCAAAACAATTTCCTCATTTAAGCGAAGAGGACTTAGAGGATGTTATGAAAAACAAGTCTAACAGTAGATCAAACTACAACTCAAGGCACACTTACCAAAAAGAAGACAACAACACTATTCAAGTTTTATATTTTAACTATAAGACTTATATGAATGAAGTTTACAAGGTTAAAGAAACTGCTACAGGTTCTGACAAAATAATACCTAGAGATGATCAATACAACCCACCAGAAGGTATGGAAGGTGGTTATGGTAGAATGTCAAGGTCTATAGAGTGTTTGTACGACGGTGCTATGATACTTGGTAGTAACAAACTACTTAGATGGGAGATGGCTAGAAACATGATGAGACCTAAGAGCGATTATACAAAGGTTAAGATGAACTATTCTATTGTTGCACCAAGGATGTACGACGGGAGAATAGATTCGTTAGTAAAACGTATAACAGGTTTCGCTGATATGATTCAGTTAACACACTTAAAGCTACAACAAGTATTATCAAGAATGGTCCCAGATGGAGTTTATTTAGACGCTGATGGTTTAGCTGAGGTTGATCTTGGTAATGGCACAAACTATAACCCGCAAGAAGCTTTAAACATGTTCTTCCAAACAGGTTCTGTAATTGGTAGAAGTTTTACTTCGGATGGTGATCAAAACCCTGGGAAAATTCCAATACAAGAAATACAGTCAGGAAGTGGTAGCGGAAAAATGCAAGCGCTTATAGGTAACTACAACTATTATGTTCAAATGATAAGAGATGTAACTGGATTAAACGAGGCTAGAGACGGTAGCATGCCTGATAAAAACGCTTTAGTAGGAGTTCAAAAGTTAGCCGCAGCAAACTCAAACACAGCAACTAGACATATTTTGCAAGCAGGATTATTTTTAACAGCATCAACTGCAGAGTGCTTATCACTTAGAATATCAGACGTTATAGAGTATTCACCAACAAAAGACGCGTTTGTACAAGCTATTGGCGCTCACAACGTAGCTACGTTAAAAGAAATGTCAAGCTTACATTTATACGACTTTGGTATATTTATAGAGTTAATGCCAGACGAAGAAGAAAAGCAAATGTTAGAAAACAATATACAAATGGCGTTGCAACAACAAAGTATAGAACTTGAAGATGCTATTGATCTTAGAGACATAAGAAATGTAAAACTTGCAAACCAACTTCTTAAAATACGTAGAAAGAAAAAGCAAGATAAAGATCAGCAGTTACAGCAAGCTAACATGCAGCAACAAGCGCAAATAAACCAACAAACAGCGCAAGCAACCGCTCAGGCTGAAATGCAAAAAAATGAGGCTTTAAATCAAGGCAAAGTACAGTTAGAGCAATTAAAAGCTCAAATAGAGTCTCAAAAAATGTACCAAGAGATAGAAATGAAAAAAGAACTTATGGAGTTAGAGTTCAACTACAATATGCAACTTAAAAATGCAGAGGTAGAAAACGCTAAAGGTAAAGAAAAAGAAAAAGAAGATCGTAAAGACAATAGAACAAAAATACAAGCTACACAACAAAGTGAGCTTATAGACCAAAGAAATAATGACAAAGCACCTAAAAACTTCGAGTCATCAGGTAATGATATACTAGGAGGATTAGGTGATATGTCTAGCTTTGGTCCTAGATAAATTTATTAACTATTATTATATTATATTATGGCAAAGAAAGAAGAGCCAGTAGCAAGCGAAGAAACTGGCAAGATTAAAGTAAAAGCAAAAAAAGAAAAACAACCAGATGGTAACGAAACAAAAGGAAACGTTACTAAGGTTAAAGAAAAAATGAAAATGAAACCTATAGTGGCTGAAGAAACGCTTACTAAGGTTGACTTAGCAAAACCAACAAAACCAAAAGAAGATGAAGTTAAAGAAGATAACCCTGTCAACGAGGGAGTGGCTGGAGTCGATGAAAATGCCGATGCCCCACAAGAACAAAAAGAAGTACAACCGGAAGCAGAAACACAAGAAGCTCCAGTATTAGAAGAAATAACTGAAGAGTCTACAGAAGAAGTTACGGAGGTTGAAGAGAAAATTGAAGAAGCTGTTGCGGAAGCTGAAGCCACAGGAAAACCACTACCAGAAAATATCCAAAAGCTAATGGAATTTATGGAGGAAACTGGTGGGGATTTAAACGATTATGTTCAGTTAAATAAAGATTACAGTAAGTTAGATAATGAAGATTTGTTATACGAGTACTACAAACAAACAAAACCTCATCTAAATAACGAAGAAATAAATTTCATGATGGACGATCAATTCGCTTACGACGAAGACGAAGATGATGAAAAAGAAGTACGAAGAAAAAAATTAGCGTTAAAAGAGCAAGTTGCGAACGCTAAAAGCCACTTGGACGGGCAAAAGTCCAAATACTATGATGAGATCAAGGCTGGAAGTAAACTCACTAACGAGCAGCAAAAAGCAGTTGATTTCTTTAATAGATATAACAAAGAGTCGGAAGAAACTCAAAAAACAGTTAAAAAGAACTCTGATATTTTTAATCAAAAAACAAATAACGTTTTTAACGACAAGTTCAAAGGTTTTGAATATAACGTCGGTGATAAAAAGTACAGGTTTAATGTAAACAATGCTGAAGAGGTTAAAACAACACAAAGCGATATAAATAATTTTACTAAAAAGTTTTTAGATAAAAATAATACATTATCAGATGCTAAGGGTTATCATAAATCTCTATATACAGCAATGAATGCAGATGCTGTCGCAAAACACTTTTATGAACAAGGTAAAGCTGATGCTATGAAAAATAGCGTTGCTAATGCTAAGAACGTTGATATGAGCCCAAGACAAAGTCATGGAGTTGTTGAGGCTGGAGGTTTAAAAGTAAGAGCGCTAGGTGATAACTCTTCTGATTTTAAGTTTAAAATTAAAAACAATAAATTTAAAAATTAAAAATTAAAAAATTATGGCAATTACAAATGGACCTAATTTGAATGCTGTCCCAGCACCGGGACAACAAGCATTGTCCACAAACTATTTAGACTTAAACAGCTCTGCTGGATGGGGTCAACAATATTTACCAGATCTAATGGAGAAAGAAGCTGAGGTTTTCGGACCTAGAACTATTTCAGGTTTCTTATCACAAGTTGGAGCTGAAGAATCTATGACTGCTGATCAAGTTATTTGGTCAGAACAAGGTAGATTACATTTATCGTACAAAGCTAATATTGACGCAGACAACGTTGTTACAATACAGTCTGATATTGATGAGCTTGGTTATGCTGCTGCTGGTATTACACAAAAGCATGGTATTAGAAAAAATGATACTCTTATCGTTTCTAATGCTACTGGAGTTTACAAGTGTATTGTAGTATCTATGACTGGTACAAACGACTGTGATGTTACTGTTGCGTGTTACGACAACGCTACTGTGCCTACTTCAGGCGCTACTGCTAACAAAGGAACAACCGTGTTGGTATATGGTTCTGAGTATGGTAAAGGTGACAACTATGATGGATCTAGTTCTAGAGGAGCTAACGAACCTCAATTTAAAACTTTTTCTAACAAACCAATTATCATGAAAGATTACTACGAGGTATCAGGTTCTGATGCATCTAGAATTGGTTGGGTGGAGATCACTGGTGAAGAAGGCGCTTCTGGATACCTATGGTACTTAAAAGCTGAAGCTGATACAAGAGCTCGTTTCAACGACTACTTAGAGATGGCTATGATAGAAGGTATACTTGGTGATGACAACGCTCATAACTTTGGCGCTGGAGGTACTGGAGCTGCTAATGATGTTGATGCTCACTTAAATGTAGCTACTGGTGGTACTGTTGGTACTGAAGGTTTATTTGCTGCTATCGAAGATAGAGGTAATGTTACTTCAGGTGTTACTGGTGTTAACGCTGCTACTGATTTAGCTGAATTTGACGCTATCTTAGCTGAGTTTGACAAGCAAGGTGCTATTGAAGAAAACATGATGTTTGTAAACAGAGCTACTTCGTTAGCAATGGATGACATGTTAGCTTCTA